GTGGCGGTGGGGGGTGGGGGGTTTATATTTATCTCTTATCGTTGGCTCCCATCTGGTTCTCTTGATTTTCTACGTCAAGGATCGGATCGAACCAGTTGAGAGCTAACCCATAATCTGTGCTTAGTATCTTCTCGAGTCCAGTGAGACAGGTATACTCACCGTATCCACTACGTCCATATATCTCATTCAACTCTACTATCTCCGATGGGGTTAGAGAGTAGCGGAGGTACACCTGTTCGTCGAGCATATGAAACTCATGGGCAACTTGACTCTTCGTTGTGTAAGCAGACGTATCAACTTCAAAGTACTTCTTGGCGGTGTCCTTCATAATGTCTATGAGGGGCCAATGGGCACGAGGATACATCCCTTGTAACAGAGAGTGTTGGAAGGAGCTGGCACGTTCCTGGAAACTCTGGCGACCTGGAAGATCACCATTACAAGTCCCAGACGCACGTAGTAACACTCCGAGGTTAAGGAGTGGTTGTAGCTCGCCATGAATATCATACACAGGTGAGTGTTTGAGAAACTGGAGTTTTTGTGGGATGTCACACTCTTCAATGGTTATAATATAACCAAGTGCCTCAAATCTTGATTTTATTTGTTTTTCAAGACTTGGAGCGTCATCAGAGTGATCATCCAAGGGGTGGTCGTTAAGATACATAGCAAACAGTAAGTACACACAATTATTGAGCATAGTCGTCACAGTAGAGCCCGAGAACAGAGTGGGGCCTTTGAAGCTCCCAACTATCTTATTCTTACGGTACTCAGAGTATATTGTGACTGGGTATTCAAGCTGTTTTAACAGAAGATCCATGCTTTCTAACATGGAAGGTGGCGTTAGAGCCCTTAAACACCGGAAAATGCTCGAGTGACTAGCATCACACGATGAGATGTCAACGTTCATCATTTTAACCACTCCCCTGAATCGGTATGCTAGGCATGCGTCATCAGAGAAGTAAGACAAATAGAATGTCTTTTGTGGGTCAATCAAATTATTGAACACTTTCTTCAACCCCTCGGTATCCGGGGTCTTACAAAAGCTGGCAGTACCCAAATTGAGTTCAAGATCGTTCTTGTGACATGCATCCTTGATAAAGGATGTGCTTCGGAATCCAACCATAGACATGGCGACTCCGAGGTCAGCAAT